AAAGGTCCTGCTTTAGTTCCAACCGTTGTAACATCATTTTCTGATTTCCAAGCTAAATTTGGAGATGTTTTTAAAAGTGGTTCAACATCTGTTCAATATCTTACATCACATGCAGCTGAAGAATATTTAAAAAATTCAAATACATTGACTGTTGTTAGAGTAATGGATGGTGTATTCTCACCAGCGACTGCCAACGTGGTAACATCAAGTGGTATTTCAGCTGGTGTAGGACAAACAGCTAATTCATTTGTTCTTGAAACACTAGCGGATGGTGCGATAATGAACAATGGTGACGCAAGAAATGGCACCAATGGTCTTTTATTAAGTGGTTCAAAACATAACATTAGATATGAAATTAGTAATAAAAATAATGCAAAAGGAACATTTACATTATTGATTAGAGCTGGTAATGATAATCACAAAAGAAAACAAATACTTGAAACATATAATAATGTATCATTAGACCCAAACGCTACTAATTATGTAGCTAAAGCAGTTGGTGACCAAAGACAACAACTTAGAACAGATGGAAGTACAAAATACTTACAATTAACTGGTTCATACGCTAATAAATCAAGACTCGTAAGAATTAGAAGTGTTGACAACCCAACAACTGATTATTTGGATGAGAACGGAAACGTAAGAATCGGTTCAGCTAGTGGTTCTTTACCAGCAGTTGGTAGTGGTTCACTAAATGGAGGATTCACTGGTGGTTCAGATGGGTTTATTGGTTTTGATGCATTAGGTAACATAACCACTAACGCAACTTCCTCTGCAGTTAAGTATTATGAAGACATTGATACACAATCACAAGGATATTTACCTCAAACAGCAAATAAAGGGTTGAATGGATATTCAGATGCTCTTGACTTACTTGCAAACCAAGATGAATTTGATATTAATTTAATATTAATGCCTGGTATAATTCACGAAAAACATCCAGTAGTATCCAATAAAGCTATTGATGTTTGTGAAGATAGAGGTGATTGTTTTGCAATTATTGACCCAGTTGTTTACAATCAAAATCCTGGAGATGCCGTAACACAGGCTGAAGGAGTTGATTCAAACTTTGCAGCTATGTATTACCCCTGGATTAAAGTTCCTGATTCACAAGTTGCTGGAACTCAAAGATGGGTACCGCCTTCAGTAGTATTGGGTGGAATCTACGCATTCAATGATAGAGTAGCACACCCCTGGTTTGCTCCTGCTGGATTAAATCGTGGTGGAATCACAACAGCTATACAAGCTCAAAGAAAATTAACTCAAGGTGAAAGAGATACATTGTATGATTCAAATGTTAATCCAATCGCAACATTCCCAGGACAAGGTGTGACTGTGTTTGGACAAAAAACATTACAGAAAAAATCAAGTGCTCTTGATAGAATCAATGTAAGACGATTATTAATTAGAGTTAAGAAGTTTGTTGCAAGTTCATCAAGATTCTTGGTATTTGAACAAAACACAGCAGCAACAAGAAGAAGATTCTTGGGAATTGTTAATCCATTCTTAGAACAAGTACAATCACAAAGTGGTTTAAGTGCGTTTAGAGTAGTGATGGATGAAACGAATAACACACCTGATACAATTGATAGAAATCAATTAATTGGACAATTATTCTTACAACCAACAAGAACTGCTGAGTTCATTGTATTAGACTTCACAATACAACCTACAGGTGCTTCTTTTCCAGAGTAATAGTTAATTAAAATAACTGAAGAAAAGGGATTTATAGAAATATAAGTCCCTTTTTTTTATGTTTCTTAATATTTATATATGAATAAAGATATCAAGTATTTAGGAGAAATAAAATGCCAGAATTATTAGAACCACAAGATATAATGTTTACACCTTTTGAGCCAAAGCTCAAAAATAGATTTATAATGCAAATCGATGGTATTAACGCTTATTTAATTAAAGCTATGAATCGTCCATCATTAGAAAATGATGAGGTAATTTTAGAACATATGAATACTACACGGTATGTAAAAGGAAAGTCAAGATGGCAACCTCTTGATATTACTCTTTATGACCCTATCGTACCAAGTGCCGCTCAACAAGTTCATGAGTGGATTTTATTACACCACGAATCAGTTACTGGTAGAGATGGATACTCTGATTTTTACAAGAAAAATATTACATTTAATCTTTTAGATCCAGTTGGTGCTGTGGTTGAAGAATGGGAACTAAAAGGTGCATACATTCAATCAGCTAATTTTGGTGACTTAGATTTTGCTTCATCAGATCCAGTTGAAATCAGTCTAACATTAAGATATGATTACGCAATACTTAAATTCTAATAAATACTTAAATAAATAGATAGAAAAACCCTTGATATAAAAGTTAAGGGTTTTTTTATTTTATATATATTTATATATGGAGATAAAAATGAAAACAACATTTGAAGAAATAATTGAAGTGGTTTTAGAACATGAAGGTGGTTATGTAAATGATCCAGATGACGCTGGAGGTGAAACCAAATATGGAATCGCTAAAAGATGGTATCCCAATGTAGATATAAAAAATCTTACCATTGAACAAGCTAAAAAAATATATCATCAAGACTATTGGAGACCAGCCAAATGTGATGAAGTTCCCCCACAATTAAGACACATTTATTTTGATATGTGTGTTAATTTTGGTAGAAGTGGAGCTGTTAAGGTTTTACAACAAGCTGCTAATTCTAAAAACAGAAACAAGATTGAAGTAGATGGTGGTATAGGACCAAATACTTTAAACGCTATCCAAAACATTTCATTAGATAGAGTAAGAGCATATAGAGTTTTAAGATTCGCAAACATAGTTATCGATAAACCAAATC